TCGGAGTGTTTGATTCTGATATTCCTGTAATGCCTTTTAAATGACCAGAGGCAGTATAGGTTTGTGAACTTCCGCTTACGCTTGAAGTTAAGGGAAAACCACAATTCGTTAAATATAGTGGAGTGGCAAATCCAATGTAAAGTAAGATAACAGGATTAATATTTCCTGTTGCCAATTCTGTTTTGACATCACTCGATAATCCCCTTGCCATTATATTGCCTCAATTACATCAAACTCAAATTTAATTAATGGAACACCATCAGAATTTGCCTGACCAGAGGTAAATTCCTGTATGTCGCTTGTTAAGTGTACTGTGAAAGGTATTGAATCATAGGTAACAGAACTGTTATTCGACAAGGCGGTTGTTAGTGGTGGTTCTATTGTTACAGTTGCGGCATTACTTGAACTCGTTACATCAGTTACAACCATATAGACTTTTGAGTGTGCGAATTTAATAAAATCCCCAGCTTTGAATCTTCCAGCACCATCACCAGCAAATGCATCCATAGCAATAGTAGTGTCAGCGACTGAATGAGCACCATTGATTAAAACTGTTCCTGTTTCATTTCCTGTTGCGTTTAAATAGCTAGGGAATGTAATTGTAAAACTTTCTTTTCGTGATCGCTGTTGAATGATGAAAGCCATAATGGGCTGAAAGTTCGCCCTTGTCATAAGAGGATAGGAAACTGTGAAACTCCATCTTTGACCATCAATTTGTCGCCTATAGGTTTTTCCACTATCGGTTTGACTAACTAAAGTCTTTTGATTGCTCTTAATGTTAAAAGCTGTAAAATCTACATTTGGTAATGCACCACTCATACTATCGCCATCCTACCTTTTTCATTAACAGCACTATTGATCATATTAACTATGACGCCTCTACTATTAACTAATAATTCATTAAATCCTCTTGCGTCAACTGTATTGATGTTGAAATTAACTGTAACAGGTTTTCCACCTAATTGATTATTGGGTACTATTGTTCCAGCTCTATCTGGTATAAATAATTCTGGACCCTTTTCGCCTACAATACTTGGTTGATTTATAGGTGGTCTTCCCCCTTGTTCAAATCCTTTTATTTTATTTACTAATTTCATACCTGTCGCAATCGCACCAGCAACAGCAACCATATTCCAAGGCCAGGGTATACTAGAAAATGTTTTCAAAGCACCAGCATAAACACTCATCATTGCTTCACGAAGTGCACTTGCTTTCCACATTAAAACTGCCTTATCTATTGCCGCTGAAACAGCTTTTCCTATTAATGCTTCTACAATCATACGAGTTATTGTTCTCGCAAAATCTTCAAATTGTAATTTTCCTGTCATTACAAAATCCGTCATCATTTTCTTTAAGTTGTTAAATGCAGTTTTGCCTATTTCTTCAAATCGCTTCGACATATCACCAGCTTCCGTCATAGCTGTTTCCCAACCTGTTTTAAATCCCTCTACTGCTTTTCCTAATTCTGTTAATTCTTTTTTAGTTTTCTTTATGCTGTCATCTACAGGGTTTGTATCAAACTTTGGTACTCTCGTTGACATAATTATGTCTAATTCATCAAAATATTTTTGAATCAATGCCCTATATGATCCATAATTTTTTTCTAAATCATCTGTTCCAAATACTTTGCCTAAAGCTACATCAGAAGCTTTTTCAAATCCCTCTTTCCAATTTTCTAAATCGTCCACCATTTTTGGAGTAACCTCAGATAACAATGCGCTAAAAGATTCTATTTGTTTAGCGGTTTCATCAAACCCTAATTTTTTTACTGCTTTTGCAATTTTATCAGTTGAACGAATAACGAAATTCATCATAGCTTCGAAAATCTGAACAATTTTATTATAAACAACAGATACAGCTAGAACGACTAATTTTCCTGTTGTTCCCAAAGCTAAAAATCCTATTATTCCTAATCCTTTCAACCAAGGAGGGATATTATTAGTAAATTTAACTATTTCATTAATGCCACCCATAAGGAATTGAAAAATTGGTGCAAGTGCGTCAATGACAGAAGCGCCACCTAAAACTATTGCCTTTGTTACTTCAACAACCTTTTCGCCATAATGTTCTGCTGCTTTTTCGATATCGCCAAAATTCTTTTTTAGAGTTGTTTCTAATATCCTTACATTTTCTTTTAAAAATTCATAAGGACCAGCATCCAATAAAGACATTTTAAACAATAGCCATTTATCTTGAATTTGAGAAACCACACCATCAAAAGTTTGAGCCATAAGTTCTGAAGATCCTTTTATTGCTATTGTTCCATCTTTAAATCCATTTATTATATGTTGTTTAGATTGTTCTGCAGAATATCTAACACCAGCCTCAAATTCCAACATATCTTTAACACCTCTTTCCCTGAATAAATCAGCAGAAGCTATGCCACTAGAAAAAACCCTTTGTAATTGTTCTGCTGTCGTAGCAAAATCCAATCCAGAAACAGTTGCAATGTCACCAGCGATTTTCAACATTTCGCCCATTTCCTCTGCACTATCCGATACGACTGCTAGGTTTGCAGCACCTCTTTGAATATCTTTTAATTGAAATGGAACAGAAGAAGCAAATTTAATCAAACCCTTGAATGCCTTATTGCCCTCTTCAACTGTATCAAATAAAAATTTAAACCTTACTTTAAGATTTTCTATTTCCCTTCCTGTTTTAAGAAAACTTCGTACTACTAATCCAGCACCCAATCCAACAAGAGCACCTTTTAGACTAAAAACACTATTTTTAACTCTGTTTAATGAATTTTGAACTCCTTTGAGTGCCTGTCTGGTTTTATCCTTTGCTAATATATCTATATGAACTTTTTTTGTAGCCATTATCTTTTCATCTTGTTAATGCGTTCCTGTCGCTCTTGGTCTTCTCTTTGAAGATCATAATAAGCGCACCACATATTAAACTCATATACAGGCATTTGCAATATTTCACTAGCCGTTTTGTGTAATCGGTCAGCTAATGCGAAAATATTATATAACGATGGATTATTTTTTATTTTTTTTTAAGTGTCGGTAAAGTTTCGTCAGCAGTTCCCATAATTTGAGAAGCGACTCTTGCGATAATATCTGTATCGGCTGTCATTTTGAATTTCATTCTGTGTTCAAGATCGAACATCTTCTCGCCATCTTTGGTTAATGCCTTTGTAACAATAACATCAACGAGAACATTAAGGTCGCTATCTGTTGCCCCCTTAAAAATCTTATTCTTTTCAAGCATATTAAATGGCTTACTATAAATGGCTTTCTTACCTGTAAGACCCCATTCCTCGACTTCTATAATTTTAGTATCAAGAGAATCCCATTGTGATTTGACTCCCTCAAAGAAATCTGTTTTTTCAGCCATTCAATATTAAACTGTACCTCTAGTTAATGCGCCTGTTAAAGTTGCATTAAAACTAGCTTCAATAATACCATCAGTTGGAACAGAAACAGAATTACTACCCATTATATAAGTGCCTGAATAATAATAATCTCCTGAATCAGCACCCTCTGGATAAAGATTTAACACTACTTGTGAACCCTCGACCATTGCGATCTGTCCATTCGTATCAGTTTCATCCCACCAGCACTCTGCAGAAACAGTTGCTCCCTTTTTACCAACTTGATAGCTTCTTGAAGTATCGGTTAATGTGGTGTCCTCTATTAATTCTGCAGTAGTATCAATAGTAAAACTTCTCAATTCTGCCACAGCATTAGACCCAACCTTAACAATGCCTGAAACACCTGTGTGATTAGCCATTTTTACTCCTTATCTTTCTTGGGGGTTAATTTTATTACTTTAGGAGTATCAACTTTTACTGATTTTGTATAGCCCATTTTCAAATAATATTCTTCCATATCCTTTGTTACCTTTATGGTATCGCTGGAATTTGGAAGTTTTAAAATAACTGTACTTTCACTCATAATTTTTACTCCTATTTATTTTTATAGTTTTTGTTAAACATAGTCCATATAATTTTTTAAATTATGATGTGCCTCTTGTATATTCATAATCAACTCTTACCACAATTCTTACTCCACCATAAGGAAAAATTACTCCCTCGTCAGTATTCGCTTCAACGATTTGTGTATTCAGAGCATTACCAGCCCTACTAATATCATTATCTAAAGT